AATTTTTATCGTTACTACTGGCATACTCTCATTTTAGCATCTTTAGGCGTTTTCGTTAAGGGTGATTAAAGCCCTCTTGTGCGCCAACCCGCCCCTATCATGGTTCGCAACCCCTTGTACTTTATAGGTTATCGTTTCAATCACGACCTCATCGGTTTCTTTTAAATCCGACAAAACATCTACCAACAAAGCAAACGCCTGTCCGTAATGGAAGCCGTTTTCGCTCGCCTGAACCTCGCTTAATGGCCTCAAATACCCCCTTACGGTTGAGGTCGTAGCGTAACTACCCTTTTTAGGCGTTCCCGAATAAGATAAACGCTTAATCTCTACATCTCTATTTAAAAATCTTGATGATATCATTATAGATTTTGCCCTACATTATATCGGCGATATTTATTGATAACCAATTGCTGTTCCAGCGTAAGTATTGACGTATGTACTTGCGAACTCTGTTGCTCGCCAAAATACTCAACGCTCGCACCCTCAACGCTTTCCTTCTTGATACCAACCGAACTACTACGATTGAACGCTGACGCAACCATTTGGTTTGCAAGTAAGCGCAGGTCAAAGGGTATGACATCAAATCCCGCATCGTAAGTTACCCGTATATTTCTATGCCCCGCACTCAATGAGGGAGTTGCCAAAAGGCGGGCATCATTATTATGGAAATGCTGGCCGGGCGTTCTACCGAAAAATTGAATATATCCAGCATCTTCGTAAACGACAAATTCATCAACTAAAAAAGCAACAAAGGTAGGGTTGCTTATAGTTCCTGACCGCCTCTCAACGAGAATTGTTGGAGGTTGTATTATCGGCCAATTTTTGAGAAATACTTTATCTTCGCCTCCATCATGGAGTTCGTCTGTTTGAGTTTCCTTGGCAATACGCCTTCCCCCCAACATCCCCTCAATCTGGTCGGTGATACTATCAATCAAATTATCCAAGAAATCATCCTGTGAGCTGTCCGTAATCCCCAAAAATTCTTTTACAGAAGCTAAAGTTGTAAGTTCGTATGATACTGCCATGATTGTAATTTACTAAACGGCGTTCGGGTCCATGTGCTGTACTGTGAAATCGTACTCTCCTGCCGTTGTCGTTTTTATACCAACCTTGCTTGGAAACAAAATTACTTTCCAATCCGTAATTGTAGGGTTCGCCCCCTCTAAGAAACGCAAATTGTTATTTGTCGGCGCTGTATTTCGCCTTGAATGAACAACACTTTTTCCGCCCTTCAATCCGAAAAACATCAAAACTCCTCTACCGCCCGTATTAAGCACCTCTGAACCTCCGCTATCAACACCAATAAAATTGATTTGCCAATTTCCGAAATCAATCGTTACATTTGTTTTTCTGTGACCGACTATCACATTTATGTCCGACCCTATAGGCAACTCTGCAATTTCAAACGCCTCTGGGTTTCCGAAAAGGGTGGTGAGCGCTTGAAAATCTGCGGCTAACATTGTTTTTAATATCGCTAATGGTTTAGCCATTATTTTTATTTACTTTCTTTGGTTGTCTTACGACCTTTTGTGGTTTTGGTTCCCGTAGCTTTCTTGGCTACTTTCTCCCTATCCCACAACTTCTCGCCAAAATAAGCCTCGTTTTCATCCGCCGTTGCAGGGTTCATGTTATACTCTGTCCCCTTGTAGTAATGCTCATTTTGACGTGTATATTCTTTTAAGCAAATCATAATGATTATTTTAAACTTATAATTATCCCCCACCTTACCGCCGACCTGCCTACTCTATCTAGGCAGGTGTAATTTCAGCACGCCCAAGCACAAACACAACAGAAGCTATGAATGATGGGCTTCCTCCCGCAACAGTAGCAACCGCTCGCAAAAACTTCTTGCGAGTAGTGTTCAGGTTTTCAACCGCCAACTCCTGTGAGTTGTCAGCGCCAGTAACCTGTACGAATGTTGCACCAACAACATCGGAAAACGATGAGTTATCATCGCTCTCCTGTATTTTGATATCAAGAGTGGGCGATGAACCCGAAACCGCACCAACCTCTAAAACAACCGAGCAGGAGTTGAACCTTGAGGTGTCCACGCCTATTCCGTTGCCTGTGACGGTTAAATCTTGTGGTCGGAAACTGACCACTGGCTTTGTTTCATCTTTTACGTTATTCATATTTTTAAAAATTATTATTTATGATTGACCTTTATTACGTCCTTTATGGGATTGGTGGGAGGGACACCAATCCCGAAAAGACACAAGTTAGCAACCTAGGTCTAGGATGCTGCCGTAACCAAAACAGAAAAAGCCTCTGGTAAACCAATGGCTATAGCAATACGCTCGGTCACACGAACTGCGCTCTGGTTTTGTTCAAAAGTATTTTCTGAACCAACTGTTGCGCTGTCGCTGATACTCATGCTCATCATCGCTCGGTCACCAAACCAAATATTGTTGTAGTTACCGAAAGCAATGAATTTCGTGCTTACTGCGTCAGCCGCCAAACCAGGCATCTGGTCTGAAAGCCACACTGGGTATCCCCAAATTGTACCCGCTGGCTGTGCGCCAGTTAGAACACCACCCGCACTCAACGAATTGTTGGGTCCGAGTATAGGTGTCGCAGTAGAAGCGATATAGTTGTTGTCTAAGTCCTTCAACTTCTGGACAATACCCCAAATCTCACGATGCATCGTAAATGACGCACCAGCAAGTTTGGTTGCCTTAATCTTCGTAATCATGTCACGGAGGTCATCGGCGGTAAAATCGTTAAAGCCTGTATTACCAGAACTCATATCAACAACCTGAACATCGGCATCCCCAAGGACACCTGTGAACGGCGAGCCAGTACCAACTAGACCTTGCAAATCTTCCGTAGTAGCCAACGCCTCACCAAACAGTTCCGCCAAGAGGTCTACAATACTGATGTTTGCGTCAGCCAATAGTTCATTTGACGTAACTGTCAAACCAACTGCTGTCTTAGCAAGCAACTGTACGTTCTCCCATGTCGGCTCACTCTCTGTACCCGCTACGTTTTCACCTGGGAAGGTTACTGACACAGAAGCAGAAAGACGAGGTATATTTAGTGTGTCGCTATTCATCGGAAGGTGTCTTGCAAATCGGCGGATAAGTCCAACATCCTCGGCGATACGGTTTATTTCAGCCGCAAATTCCTCGGGGACTTGAAAACCACCAGTTGCACCAGTGGCACCACCTAGGGCTTTCATGTTGGTAAGGGCGACTATGTCCTTGTGGAAAACTGCTTTAACGAACTCCGCTACCCTTTCTTTCTTCTCCATCTTGGCAAACTGCTCTTCAGTTTTGCCTATGTAAGAAGCGGGATACTGCGCGAATTTCTGGTCAATTTTCTTAAGACCCAATCGCTTTACTTCTGACTTAACGGCTTCAGAAGCTACACCAGCAACGATATTCTCAAATTCAGTCTTAGTGACTTTGATTATCTTGCCCTTTTCACTTGTTTTGCTTTTTTTCGTTTTCATTCATTTTTTGCAGAATTGACTTGGTCAACGATAAGACCAATTCACTCTGCTTATAAACTTTCAATGTCTCCTTGCGTAAATCCACAACTACCTCACGTGGTAGTTCCACAGTTACACCAGAACCATTGTGCGACCTTTCCACTCCCTCGGTGGGGTTTTTCTTTCCGTTCGGCTCTTTTGACTTCTCCGAAACGGATGAAATATTTTTATCAGTTTTTATCTTTGGCTTTCGTGGCTTCTCTGGCTTATGTCCGCCCTTTTCCTTTGGTTTTTCTTCCTCAAATAATTCCTTTGCAAATCCTTTTTTCATGGCGAGTGCCAAGGCGTGGGGATTTGCGGGTACAGGGACAACCGACAACTCAAGCATTTCTGACTTGGTAATCAATCGGGGGTCGTTTTCATCTCTCTCTTTCGGAATAAACCCGATACTCACCGCCTTCAAAATTCCTTCCTTCATCAACTGCTTAACTTGTGGCCCCATTGGGTTAGCCTTCTTAGATGCAAATTTAATATCAATCTGCAATCCAGCATCCGTAATCTTCACACCCACCGCCTTTCCAATGGGCGGTTCAGAGTATTTATGTGCGAATAAAATTACAGGATTATTTTTAAAATGTGTGAGGTCAATTCCGTCCTGCTTGATAACTTCCAAGTCCCTATCCGTGTCCTCGGTAGATGCTAAAACGCTAACATCGGCTTGCTCCACTTGAGTATTATCTTTCTCAAGTTCCTCAAACCCCTTTATAATAATATTTTTATACTGTATTTTTTTCTTCGCCATATCTTTTTATCTAATTATATTATAGCACTAAATAGGATTGTTAACCATAATTGTTGTAATCACATCTCTCTCCGCATACGGCAAGTTTAATTGCGTGTTGTCAGTCTGTATAAATTTCTCTTGTCGGTCTGCCGTTCCATCCTCTTTATCCTTTAGCCACTTCACAACCGTGCCAGTGTCATCAGAGCTTTTAATAAACAAACTCCCCCCGATATAATCGGACAAATCCCTTATTGTTTGAAATTCATCTTTAAGTTTTGCCATATCTAAACAATAGTTGGCCTTTTAAACCAAGCATCGCTACCCTTAAAAGTTATAAGTTCCCAACCCAAAAGCCCTGCCGCAAAAATCTCTGCATCACTTGGGGTTTTCAATACTAGGTATTCAAATGCTTGTGCCATGTTATTCGTTAAGTGGTCTTTTAATAAACGTGAAGTAAACTGTCGCTTGTACCTTAGTTACCAAGCTTGTCCCATCATCATTGTAGTCTATAAGCACGACTTCGTCTTTCCCCATCTCAACCGCAACAGTTGTCTGCTCTTTGGTGGGATAGTTAGCCTCTCCTCGGTTTAGTGTATTCTCCTCTAAAAGCACAGCCGTCCTCGTCTTGCCCGTCATCTGGTCATTTATGAATACATTGAATTTACCCTCGCCCATGCTTGCGTTGCCAATCAATCGCAAACCATTAAATGTTACCCTGTCTTTTGCGAATATCAGGAAGTGCATATCATCACCCGACCCTGTTGCGCTGATATTAGTATCATCCGTAGATTTAAACGCAAATCCGCTATTGTATAGGTTGGCTGTTTTTCTCCCTCTCCACTTCACAGATGTTGCCGTTGTATTAGTCAAGACAATCCCATAATAATTAAATGGGGTCATTCCTGTTTCACTAATTGGCACCTCGTAGGTTTTGACACCAGTTGCGAGGTCAATGGTAACTGTTTGTAAGAGCGTTCCAAGAGTTGTTGGTGTGTCAGATGTCCCGAAGTCCCTCAACTCCAAATCAACAGTCGTTCCTCCTCCACCACCTCCCGCATCGGTATAGGTTTGTATAAGGTCAACATAGAAATCAGCCGTAGCAATAGATGTCTTGATAAAGAACTCTATTTTTTTGACATCAGTTAAATCAACGGGAGTTGAACCAACCGCAACGAAATTGGCGAAATCCAACTTTACAAGTTCAAAGGTATCAGGTTGCGATACTGTGATAGCGTGCTTGCTCTCCCCCCCTGCGGTATCGTGCAAATGTATCTCAATCAACCACCCTGCAGCTTGCCTCCACTGAAACTGTATGCCAGTTCTTCCGCCCCAATCCTCTGTCGTTCCGAATGTCTTTGTGAACGTATCTTGGTTAGATTTTTGCTTTGCCCCCTGCGAGGCCATTTTCATGGAGTTGATGCCCTCTTGGATTATGACAGTTTCAAGCGTGTTGGGCGTGTTGGGTATATCTTTAGGCACCCAAACCGCTTGCAAGGCGGCGGTATCGGCATAGCTTTCAAAGTCCTCAACAGTAACAACCGAACCCGAACCGCTACCTGCAACAATGGCATCAATCGTTAAATGTATTCGGTCAATCTCCGTAATCCCACCGCTCAACCTAAACACCTGCCCGATATCGGTATTGCTTCCATCTAGGTCATCAACATTAGCGGGGTCATCGTTTTGATTTTCAATAAGAACCCTTGGGCTTATAGAGATTTTGTTGTTACCTCCTTTATTGAGATTTACGAGTGCCGAGGCATAAGATAATTTGTCAAAACTCTCTCCCGCCCTCGTTGATTGAGCAGGTTTCCCGCCTTCGTAATAATAGATGTCATACTTTTCTGCCGTTTCAACATAGACCACATTAGCCCAATCAAGAACCAACGCACTAAAATCTGCGTAGCTCTCATCTACTGCATGCCTAGTTTCGCCAAGCTGAATATCGCCTATGCTTTTTGCATCTGCCTTGTGGTCTGTTTCAAAATCTGTTTTATCGGCGGCATTACTACCAGATATATCAATCACCCTTGAAACCTGAATATAGATTGTTGTCCTATAAAGTTGCATATTATTCCTCGCTCCACATTATGTTTGCGATTTGTTTTTTGTTTTTTATATTCTCTGCTGTCAGTAAAATAGTATCTCCCGCTCCCAATATAACCTTCATGCTAATGGCCTCTAAGAACGCATCGGAATGTTTACTATCCGCAGAAGTTTCGGCCTCAATCAAAGTCCCGAACGCTGAAACGGTAGGAGCGAAAAAGGGCTCGCCTACCGCAGTTGTTACTGACGGGAAATTACTATTGGTGGCTGTAAGAGCCGTGCCGTCTGCCGTGATAGTAGGATTTTTATAAAATCTGTATATCGGATTGGTCACATGCTCGGACGTTACAACAAATGAGAATATCCTAATTGTTATTGCACTCCCTGTGGGATTTTTTAAAATGATAAACGCCTTTTCGCTGTTTGAAGCAATACCAGCAATATCGGATGTCGCCATAAACACCTTTCCCTCGTCCGACAGCTTTTCCTGTAGGGTTCTGACATCTGCCGACACTGTGCCTGTGAAGGCGGCATCAACCGCTAAACGAAATACCCCCGCATCATCTATTACTGTAACTGGGTTGCCATCCTCATCAAATAAAATAAGTTTTCGTGGTGGGTCTAAGCTCATGTTATTTCCGTACCAAACATATTAAAACTCAATGTTGCCAATGTCGCATAAACCCTTACAACATCTGTAGGTTGCAAGGTAATACCTATTGTAAATTCTTGTGGGTCATTACCGAAGATAGAAAAATCAAAGGCGATATACTGTTTTAGGTCATCAGCAACACCACCAACAGCAATCGCTATCCTAAATTCTGTTTTCACCGCACTACGATTTGCCACCATAATAGACGAGCCAACGGCTTGTGTATCTGCGGGTACTACATATAAATCCGTCAATGTGGCGGCTATTGGATTTAATTGCCCTAATACTTTATATGTTTCAATCATATTATGCCCCCATCAATAAAAATACTCGCCTAAAATGTAAATCGCTATTTGCCACCGCATCTTGTTCAATCGGTACGAATTTTTTTATCGTATTATCCCACCTTAGTAAATTAGTATCTAATATTGTGGCTAATACGTTTTTAAATTCATCTAATTGTTCTAAATCCACCCTTGTCTTTGCCATGATAATAAACTTATCCTTGCCCCCAAATAAGGGGCAAGAGAAGCCGACTATTTGATATAAGACACGAGGACTTTATCAGGGTTGCCGGGCGCACCCTTTGGGGGGTCATTAAACGTAATGACCGCACCAGAAATTGTGTAGTCATCAGTTGCTCCCTCGTCTTGGAGAATACCATTTAGGTAAACCTCCTCCTTTCCTACGATTGGCGTAAATGCCAACGTAAAGGTATCGTTCACGCTGTCTATCGCACCAGTAGGCACTTCACGAATAACATGGTCGTCGGCGATAACACCAACGTCTGTGCTTTTGCTCCATACCTGCACGGTGGTGCCAACAACAAGATTGACATTTATTCCGGGCGAGGTGAGGACGTAAACTCTAAGGGTATCAATCGTTGCACCAGTTCCGACAACCAATACTTGGATACCTCCCTGCAAATCCGTACCGGCCTGCATATCCAACGCCCTACTCCATGCTCCGTCTGAACCAGTACCCACAGTATCAACTATATAGATACCATTTTCAGCACCAGACGATTGGTCCATAACCAAAATACGGTCACCAACGGATAACCCTACTCCGTCAACTGTATCTGGCGCACCTGCGACTAAATCTGCGATATTGGATTGTGTGGCGGCAACGACACCATCCTTAAAGGTGATGTCTGATTGCCTTATGCGTGTGGTTGTTCTTGGCATAATTTTTTCCTCCCATCTTAATTGTTAAACTGCATATGCGACTATTATGCAGGGGTATAAACGACAAATAATTTATCGGGGTTTCCTACGGATGTTTTCGGCGCATCCTCCATTGTAATCTCGTTGGTATCGGTTTCTTGATAATCGTTTCCCGCTCCCTCCTCTTGTAACTGTCCATTCAAAAATAACTGTAACGAACCAGTCAAGAAGTCTTGCGAGGTGGTGAATACCTTATTACTCCCATCAATCGCACCGCTCGGCGTTTCTTTGACATCCTGTGTTTCTATTGTCGGATTATGTACGCTCATATTAGTTACCCTCGGTTATGGTGACGTTATTTCCAGCCGTTGCGGATATCGCCCTTATCGCCCCTCTGAATAGATTTGTGCTATCTATGGTATATGACCCCCCTTTACGGTTTAATCGTATTCCTGACCCGACAACGGCAGCACCAGCCCCCCTTGATAGATAGACCTCATTGTTACTATCATTCACAATTTCCAAATCTGTTCTGTCATTATTTGAAGCCACGATAATTGACGAGCTTGTTCCGACACTTGCAAATCCGTTGGTAGGCGATTTTACTATATGCCCTTGGGCTATCTGCTTTCCAGCGCTAGATACTATCTGCAAGACCTCATAAAACCGCTTTTTCATTTTATCCACCAACACTACAGGGACGGCCTCATCGGGCGTACTATTTTCAATCTTCACTCTCTGAACCTCGGCTTGCTTCAATAACTTATAAACCTCCTGTGTAAAATCTACTTTCTGAACCTTCGGGAATTTAACCTCTGTTTGGTTTTCAACCGCTACCTTGAAAACGTGCGTCTTTACTGCCTTTGTAACCCCTGAAATCAGCCTTTGTAACCCCTCATTCCTTTTGTCCTCTATCTGCTCTATTTTATTGCCAAGGTTTCTAAAATAACTTCTGATACCTTTGACCTTGACCGCCTCGGGGAAATTACTGACCGCAACCTCTTTCTGTGGGTTTGTGGTTTCTACTTTCTGAACTTCGGGAAACTTTTGTTTGTCAATATTTACGCTCCGTGTTTTCTTACTCTCCGCTATCAATAACCTCATTATCTTCCGTGTCGCCTTATTATCGTTTCTTAAAGCAAGAAAGAGCGGTTTTAACTCCGCCTTGATAGCTTCCTTAAACTGTTTCTCAATATTTCCTGCCATATTAGAAAATTGGGATGGTGTTGCATTGGCAATTCGGGTGTACTGGCGGAGCAGATAACCCGTTGCTAAACGCATCATTTATTTGCACCACCTCGCCCTCAATAAGGCATGGGTCATCTTCGGGAGTAACGACAACCCACATTTTTTGAGTTGCCCCTGCCTGTTTCATCCCCTCTAAGTTTCCGAAATTAGAGATTGCGGAAACCTCTGTACGAGCAATCAACGCCGTCCTGAAATTTCCAGTTTTTTCATATACCGCCTTTATCCTCTCCTCAATCTCGGTAATGGTTTCGTTGTTTGTTATTCCCTCCTCAATCGTAGTCACCAGTTCATCGTAGGTGGTATCGGTTATAGCTTCTCCGAAAAATACAGCCCGCTCACTAATAAAGTTTTGAGCCTCAACTGTTTCGGGGTCAAAGACAAATTCAGAACTTACCAACTCCGCACCGCCTTGTCCGCTTTCTGTAAGAAAAACATCATATAGGGGTGTCATCAAATCAATCACTCTCTTTATCTCCTCATCCTTGTCTGGTAATAGATTTTCGGCTTGTTTGAGCGAATATTCTGCCTTTTTAAATCCTTTCAATCCTTCCCTTACTGCCTTGATGACCCTTTCTTCCTGCTCGTCAAAATACTTCTGTATCACTGGCTCAACCTTATCTCGCCTCTCCTCCAATCCCTTTATCCATGAACCGATAAATTTTACAATTTGTGGGTTGCTAAGTTGCTGTGTCGCATCCACCTTCTTAGCCTTCTTTTTTTTGGCTTTCTTTTGGCTAAATAATTCGCCGATAAGTTTATGAGCAGTTTCCTTAACTACCTCGTCTGTCGTTTCCTCCTTACCCTTTTTCTTTTCTGTGGGTTTCTCCTTCTTGGGCTTTACCGCTTTCTGTGGCTTCACCTCATCAATTGGCGCAACATTGAACGGAGCAAACAACCTATCGCCATCCACAGTTTCAGTCAATCCTTCCGCTCTCCGAATATCGTTTGTCGTAAGCCATTTATTATGCCCCTTACTATACTCATCTAAAATCCTCTCTCGATTTTCAGGGACGGGGCTTATAAAGATAAATTTAAGATTTTCCGTATCATCAAATTTACCCAATAAAAATTCGTTGAGAGTATCAACGATATATTGCATCTTCGGGGTAATAGTCCCCCTCATAAACGTAAAGATGCTGGCCTCTGCGTTGGCTCTATTCACATCCTCAACTATTCCCAATATTGATTTTGGTACTCGGAAGATACCCAAAATTTCATCACGGCTTGAAACGAGCTGTTTCACAAAATCCATCTCCTTCTGCGTCTGGTCTAATTTTTCAATAGACAATCCGCCCTCCAATAACATGGGCTTATGCGCCTTCGCCAATCCTTGAAATGATTGTTTAAATTTCTCTTGGAGTTGCTTATAACTATCGGGGTCAAGAGATGCTTCCGTTTTCAATAAAAGGTTCGGGATAGCGGAGTTTTGGAAAAATACCCTATTCCATTCCCGACTAAAGTTGTTGGTATCAATCGCCAACGCTCCCGCCTGAACCCTACCGACACCCCGAACGGGGAAAGGATAATCACCTTCCGAATTGAAATCGGCAAAGTGTATGACATCATCGGGTTCTAAAAGAATTTTAGCACCATTCTTCTGTCGGTAAATATATTGCCCCACCATCAACGCATTTTCTTTATCCTGCGTAAACGTAACTCTGTCGGGTCTTAACGGCCATATCTCACGAATAGCCCCCGTTCCATCCCTCGCCAACATCCAAAAAGCATTTCCATCAAGCTCTAAATGGCTCTGTGTAATCTCAAACAACTGATGTCGGGT